GAGGCCGAAATAATCGAAATAGAGAGAGGCAGATACGGCCGAATATGGATGCACCCGTTGTTATTTTTGGAGTTTGCAGCATGGCTAAATCCCATGTTTAAATATGACATAATGAGTTTTGTAAACGAACAATTAGTCAATGACAGGCCAATATTTCGTGAACGTGCAAATACCTCCGAAATATTAAACACAATGCCTGATTACAAAACATATATACTAAAAGACATCAAAACTTGGCTGATAAAAATAGTAAGATCATCCGATATTTCGAAAACATTGCTATCTTTGTCTATGATTGGTAAAGAATCGGTAGTACTCATGTCTATTCACGACGACGTAGAATTGGAGTTAAATTTGAAATATGCCGACAGACGCAGGCATGACGGATGGTTCGATTTATCGGGTGATGATTTGGTAAATATTTACAGGGAGTATTGCAAGTAAATTTGAATATACAACATGGCATAGTCAAATAAACGCCGCCACGCTTAAATAAATTGGCAAGGTTGAATTATCTAATCAAAGTTGATGTCTTTATCAACTCGACAAAAATAATCGCTTAGAAAGCCTTAAAATGGCTCAAAATAATAAAGATTAAAAATAACAATTTAAAACAAAACGAAAATGAACGAAAACGCATTTATCAAAATCGGAGAGATTAGAAAGTATATCGTAAAGAAGTACGGATTGGATACCACCATCAGGACGAAGAACAACATCATCTATAAAAATGATGATATAGTGTTGATCGAAAACGTGGTTACAGGTGATCTGAAAATCAAAAGAAACACACGGTAATATAACAAATGATACAGAATACGATAAATAATACATATCCGATCGAAGGACTAAATGTCCTATCTTTGTTCGATGGCATAAGCTGCGGACAAATAGCATTGGAGCGAATCGGATACAAAGTAAACAAATACTTTGCGAGCGAAATAAAGAAGCACGCAATAAAATGCACAAACAACAACTATCCGCAGACAATACAGCTTGGAGATGTCAGAAACATATGTTATTCAAAAAACTGTATTGAAGTGGATGATGGAGATTCACGAACAAAGTTTAATATTGATACCATTCACTTGTTTCTTGCAGGATCACCATGTAAGGGTATTTCGAGATTAAACAAAAACCAGACAGGTCTTGAACATGTTGAGAGTAGATTATTCTATGAAGCTGTAAAAATTTTAAGAGAAGTTCAAGACGATAATCCGAATGTTTATTTTCTATTTGAGAACACGCACGGAAACAGAGAGGCGGTAGAAATAATTACAGAAACACTTGGTGTAAATCCAATTTCGATAAATAGTAGATTGGTGTCTGCACAAAACAGACCAAGATATTATTGGACTAATATACCAGACATAACACAACCTACAGACAAGGGTATTACGACGAAAGATGTATTCGATTTTAGCGGTGATGTTGTAGATAAGCATCGTGTTAAATGGCTTGAGAGTGAAAGCGGTAGAAATAGCATAAAGATGGGATATACAAAGGTTAATCCATATCCAAAGAGCGGGTGTATTACGGCAAGTGGTCATAAGAAGTGGAATGAAAACTATCTGTTTAAAGACGGAACTTATTATTATCTATCACAAACAGAACTTGAGAAATTACAGACACTGCCTATTGGATATACCTCAGTATTGAATTACGATGAGGCATATGATTGTATCGGAGACGGGTGGACTGTTGATGTTATAGCACACATTCTTAAAAACATTGTGATACCAAAAACGATCATCAGATGATACAGCAGAAATTGCTTATAATTATTTAATTATCAATTAGTAGCTATGTATGGTATTAACATGATGATACAACAGACGGTACAACAGACGGACATCAGAATTTAAGGCATCAACCAAGTTTTTAATATTAGAATTAAAACAAAATGGAGTACATAGGATTTAAAAACGAATATCACTCAGGCAAGATTCATCTTTATAACGGAGACTGCATGGATTTGCTTAGGCAAACACCAGATAAATATTACTCTTTAGCTTTGGTTGACCCTCCGTATGGTATAGGTATAAGCTCTAATTCATTTAGGCAAAAACACAAAAAGTTGTCGTGGGATAATGAAGTGCCAACTGATGAATATTTTAAAGAATTGTTTAGGGTAAGCAACAACCAAATAATTTGGGGCGGTAATTATTTTAATTTGGGAGCATCACAAGGATTTTTGATTTGGGACAAAATGCAGCCATTTGATTTTAGCAGCGCAATGTGCGAAATGGCATGGACGAGTTTTCAAAAACCTGCCAAAATTTACAGAAAGCACGTTGTTACGGCTGAAAAAAATAAAATTCACCCAACACAGAAGCCTGTTGACTTATACAAATTTATACTCCACAACTATGCCAAAGAGGGCGACACTATTTTAGATACACACTTCGGTAGCCTATCGATAGGCATAGCCTGTCATGACATGGGATTTGAGCTAACCGCAATAGAGTTGGATGAAGATTATTACGAGGCGGGTAAAAACAGGCTTATTAATCATCAACGACAGCTAAATTTATTTTAAATGAAAGCAAATAAGTCGATAATCAAAGAACAAAATGAGGGTTGGATTAAACTTCACCGAAAGATAATGGATAACCCGATGTACTTCTCCGAACCATTCACAAGAACACAGGCGTGGATAGACCTTATTTTGTTGGCAAATCACACAAACAACTTCTTTTATATCAGGGGCAACAGGGTCGATGTTGCACGTGGTCAGGTTGGGTACTCTAAAGAGATTCTTTCAGGTCGATGGGGATGGTCGAGAGGCAAAACAACACGTTTCATAAAACAGCTCGAAACGGACGGCATGTTGATACAACAGAAATCGAGCGTAACTACTTTAATATCAATATGTAACTACGACACATATCAAGGTGATGATACAACAGACAGTACAACAGACGGACACCAGACGGACATAAACAAGAATGATAAGAATGATAAGAATAATATATATCGTTCAAATGACGTATATTCTTTCGATGAATTTTGGGACGATTATGCCAAAAAAGTAGGAGATAAAGACAAACTTCGAAACAAGTGGAGTAAATTATCCCAAGCGGACAAGTTGAAGATAAAAGAATATATCCCAAAATATAAGAAAGCTCAACCAGACAAGAAGTATCGCAAGAATCCCGAAACATTCTTAAACAACAAATCGTGGCATGACGAAATAATCAGTGCAGATACATCAGAACAACCAACGAAGAGATATAGAGACTTATCAAACGAACTGTTCGATATGTAGAACAAAAATAATTTACCTAAAACATAAAAATTTCTCGAAAAATATTTGCGGATTAAAAAATAATCACTATCTTTGCATCGGGTCAGTTTGTGACATAAAGAGTGAAACATTTTGGAGCGGCGGGCATGTGAATGTCTGTCGCTTATTTTTTAGACTTAGTAAGCTTATCGTACTTCTTCTCAAGTTTCTTGACCTCTTGCGACAATATTCTCCTCTCTTCTCTCTGTATAGCGTTTCTAAGCTTAATCAGTATCTCGTCCTCCGGTGATTTATATAACCTTTCTTTCGAGTTGTTTTTCTTCATGTCAGCATTAAACAACGCTCTTTTCTTGGCTTCATCCTTCATCTTTTTCTTTATGGCTTCGGCTTGTTCTTCGGTCATGTATTTACCGATCTGTTTTAGTCTCATCTTGGTCTTTTCTATGTCAAACACGATCACTCTCCCATCCATGTGATAGCAGTCAGTCAATAAACCTGCTTTTCTAAGGATAGATATTTCGCCAGAACTTACCCCAACTTGTTTACTTATACCTGCTTGTGTGTTGATGTACTCCCTACCATCCATCATGTATGGCTTTACGTTATCCTCATCAGGCCTCTTAGCTCTTTCTACCACAGTCTCTGTTTTAACGTCATTAATGATCGTAGTCCCGAAGATTGCATACTGATTACCTCTCGACCCAGATCTCTTTTTATACCCTTCTTTCGACAAGATAGCGCCGAAGTTGTATAACGTCTCTGGAGGTAATTCATTATCCAAGCACCATTTCTTGTAAGCAGCATATAGATTGGACGAATATACCCATCGAGGTATCGTATCTGTTACACTCTTATTCGTTCTGTAATACCTGTTCGAGTGCATGAACTTCAACACGGAGTTACCCAAACCTATAAACTCATCTACTTTCGTGTCTATGTAACCCCGATCACTAAACTCGTACTTATTCTTCACAAACCGATCTTTACCCTCCAATATCCAATTGAATATCCCGCAGTACTCGTCCTTGAATATCCCAGAAGCTCTCTTAGAATACCGCTCCAACGGTATGTCTTTCTTGAAATCAACTACCACGATATGCTTGTGTAAGGCATCACTCATCTGTTTAGTTTCTGGTATGTCATTAACGGTTACAAACTGAATAGGTATATCCTTAGCTATAAAACTTTCGCCAAATGCCTCTCTCGCTTCAATAGGTTCGCTACAAACGATCGAACGCAGCTGATCCTCATTCTTCATCATCCCAACAAAATCGTTGCTTAAATTGGCTCTAAATCCTTCAATAAGGCCTATGTTTTTTTTTCTATCCACTCCGTTCAAAAGCGAACTTATCGGTACGTCTCCTATACCATCTCTGCCAAACACCCCCAAAATCGCCTCTAAAACGATTTCTTTGGCGTTTACGCCACGACCTGACATGAAGACGATATGATCTAACCTCTCGCCTTCTCGATTGATTAGAAGGCATCCTAATGCCTCCTGCAATATCCGCCTGTCTCTCCTGTCTGGTAAAAGAGTATCCAAAAACACACTCCACTGCGGTGCTATCGCCATCTTGTCATACGGATACCCGACACAAGACGTTTGTACGTACTCTTTACCGAACTTATGCAACTCTTTTGTCCTTGTATCCAAAACCCCATTCTCAAACACCATCAACTCTCGGTCAACAGCCAACTCTTTATTCGAGATAGCCTTCAAACATAAATCGGTTACACTTTTCACCCTTGCATAGTCCCCCAGTGGGAGACCACTCTTTTTCATCAAGTCATAAACAAGATTAGAGAAGTCGTCGTAAGTCATTTTTTCGTATATCCTCCCACTAAAAAAGTACGGGAAGCCCTTGTATTTACTTACCGACGACTCCATGATAGCTGTCCTGATCAAATCCTGTACTCCATCTACCCTTATAGCCGACCTCTTGGACTTAATCACCTCCGATAATCTCTTTTTATCAATAAGGCCGAACACTTCATCTATCAGCCCATCGTATTTCAATTTATCCATTCGTGTATTTTACTTTTTTCGTTTAATTAAACAAAATTAGACATAAATATTTTCACAACCAAATTTTTACGCTATTTTCAAATCTGAACCAAGCATGTCATTATTATGCTATTTTAAAAATTATAGGCAAATTAATAAAGATTTTTAATAACTTAGGCCAACAACAGTCTTAAAATCGTGTTAAAAGAGGGGGTAAAAATAAAAAACAAAAAAATTTAGAGATGGACTGAATGGCCGCTGGCGCTCGAACGTATAAAGGGGGGGTGGGTGATCAAATTGGTATGTACAAACGGTTTGCCTTGTGTACATATTATACAAATAATATAGACACGAATATTTAGACGTTCAATTTTGGCCGGGCGTGGTTTGATCCGGACGATTGAGAGTAACTAAAACATTTAGTTACGTTACGAAACTTTCGTAGATTTACGAAACTTTCGTAGATTTACGAAATTATAGCAATTAAACTATTGCTTTATGATTGATTGATTTTTGATCGATCTATATTTGTTTTTCGCTTGACTTATTTGAGTAACTAAAACATTTAGTTGTTCTACGAAGTTTTCGTAGAATTACGAAATATTCATATATTTACGATTCATTCAAGCGTTGGTTGTTTATATTCGAGTTTGATCTACGATATTTTCGTAGTTATGCGAAGTTGTTACTGTTTGGTTTTATCCTGTCTTTTTTTGATGAATGAATTTTGTCGTGTACGATACAGTTTTATTTTGTATTCATTTCGTAGTATTACGAAACTTTCATATTTCTATGTAGTTATCGTAATGTGATTGATGCGCCGGGTTGCTTATTGTTTAGTAGTATGTATTACATAGTACTATATATTGCAACAAACCACAATCGAACGATAAACTACTATTTATATCGTATATGAATATATAGACACAAT